AAATTTCCTGGACCTAAATTTGTCCAATAAGATGTATTAGTAGGAAGAATAGAATCATTGTTTGCAATAACTTCATAAACATCTCCAAGATACCAGACTCTTGTACCTACTGTATATTGGTTTCCTAAAGCAGTTGTATGATTTGGAGACCATGCAGTTGCAACAAGACCTCCTCCAGTAATATCAGAAAGATAAGCTACAACTCCTGAAGCATTTTGGTATGTTGCTGTTCTATTACTTGTTAGATTTTGAGTATTAATTGTAAAAGTAAAAGCACCTTTAACTAAAGCTAAACTTCCTTCTGCTATCCAAGCCATACTGTTTCCAAGCTTACTTCTAAAATTTATTCTGCCTTTATCAGCAAAAATTCTAGCAAAACCAAAAGGAATAGCAAAATTATCCCAAAGACCAATACTTTTTACATTTATATCTTTATCTGAAGCAGTGTCTCCTTCACCTAAAACTGAATCTATATCTTGAGGTGAAGCTATTGCAGCATTTACATCATTTATAGTTGCATAAGGACTACTACCATCTTCTCCATCATTAAAAAAGTCAGATGTATTAGTAGGTTTATTAAGAATGTATCTTCTACCTCCAGTAGCATTCCAATCAGATTGTTCTTCAGCAAGTAAATGTCCTTCTCCTAAGTCTAACCAATAAGTAGTATTATTAGGTGGAAGTCCATTATTATCAAGAAGACATTTATACACATGACCATTCCAAAATACATAAGTACCTGCAATATAAGGATTACCTGTAACAACAGAGTGATTTGCTGACCATTCTGTAGCCACTAAAGGACAGTTTTCATCTGATTTAGCCATAAGACATCTAACATACCCAAAAAGTATGTTGATGTCTTTTTTTAATTTTTCTAATAATAATAGTGCCATAATTCTTATGTTACTGTAGTTGTTGGAAAAGATTGCCAATTAGTAGCATCCATTTTAACAAAACATCTTGGTCCTCCTGTAATAGCTGTGAAAAAAATTTTAGCACCTCTTGGATAAGATCCATTAGGATAAGTAGTATTTAACCAAGTTTGTGTAGGAAATGTTAAAGTAAAATTATCATAATAAGTTTCTGCAAATGAATACTTATCTTCTTGAGTTCTTTTTCCATTAAACATATTAGTTTGTCCTTCAATATTTTCAACAATCCAATAACTACCATCCCAAGTAAATTTATACATATCTCCAGGATATGTTACAAAGTCTGCCACTAATCCACCAGCTATTGTACCAAATCCATATACATTTAATAGAGTTGAACCATTATGAGTAATAACTCCAAAGTCATTGTTTCCTCTTGTTGTAAGATAAAGTTGTTGTCCTCTAACTGAAGGTACAGGTAAAGATACATAAGATGTTGAAAGTATTTGAGTATTCCAAGGAATAGCACTAAGAGCTTCATTAAAATCATATTGCAATACAGGGTAAGGTCCTGGAGGTGCTTGTGCAGATACTTCTCCTTTTGTTTTAGGTGCATTTCCTTTATTAACTCCTCCATGAATAGACCATGAAATAGTGTAATCTTTATTTACAGTAAAGACACTATTACTTACATACATAGGATTTAACCCTATTGATATACGATTAGAAAACAAAGTCATATCAAAACTAGGTGCTATATATTCTATTTGGTAAATACCTATAATGTTATTAGAACCTACTTCAGTTATTTGAATAAAGAATAAAGTGCCAGGATAATCTACTCCAAAATCATATAATGCTGTCCACCAAGCTTCATAATTTGTACTATTAATATCATCAAAATTTACAACAATTCTTGAAAGAGTATTTAGATTTAGAGTATCAGCTACAAAATAAGTTGACCCTGGTGCACCTACAATATTAGTAGTTGTTAAAAATTTCCATCTTCCTGAGTTAGAACCATCATTACCACTTATTCCTATACCTGTAGGACCTTGAGGACCTGTAGCACCCTGACTAGCTAATAAAGCAAAACAAGGATTAACATCAGGAGGTGCACAAGCTGTACTAGGGCAATCTCCTCCACTAGCAGGAGTAAAAGTTAATCCTCCTATGGTAGAAGGAATTTCAGATAAAACACAAAGAACTTGAGGAAGAGCTGAACCAGTAACAGTAAAATCATTTCCAAAACAATCTGTTGATTCAAAAACTCCTGTTCCTGTCATTATATAAGAATAACAAGGAGCTGAATCACTAGTTGGACAAGTTACATAATAAGAAGCACCATTATAACCTACTGCATCATTTTCTTGATATACAACACAAGTAGTCCATTGGCCTTGCCAGTTTAATCCAGCAGGACCTACAGCACCATTTGCTCCAGGAGGACCTTGTAAACCAGTATCTCCTTGTGGTCCTTGTGGACCTTGAGGGCCTGTAAACTGATTACTATCACAACAGAATAATCTGTGTAATATACTTTCTAATTTATTTAATCTTTCTTCTAAACCTGCCATGATTTCAGTTTTATATTGTTATATGTTGTTCATTATTTCTACAGTCCAATATCCAATAGATCCTCCATATTTACCTATAAAAGTAAATCTGTAAACTTTTTGAGCTTGTAAACTCATACTACTATTTCCATTTCCTAAAGGAGTTATAAAATAGTTATTAGCTCCATCATTTCCAGGATTAGGACTAGACCAAAGAGTAATTACTCCTACTGTTCTTACATATAAAACATCTGCTGTAACTGGACTTACAGGAAGACCATAACTAAAACCTGTAGAAACACAAAAAGTAGAAGTTTTACTAATATCTGGAAAAGGAGCACTGTTTGTATTAGAAGCTAAATTTTCAGTTGTAGGTACTTGTGTTCCACTACTTGCACCTAAAGGATTTATAACTTCTACCATAAATACTTTATCAGAGCCACTTGTAGTATTAGCTAAAGTAAATCTTACATATCTATTTGGTTCTAAAACAAAATTAACTTGAGAAGCAAACCCATTTGGTTGTAAAAATCTAGCATTATCTAAAGGTATAATAATTAAGTTTAATGTTGTAGACATATTTTGAACAACAAAAAACTCTCCTGTAACTTTACCTATATTAGAAAAACCTAGATAATTATTTGCTCCACTTGTAACAAAACCTCTTGTAAAAGTTTTTGTAATCTTAGAAGTTGGAGTTGCAGGATTTCCAGCAATGGCTGATGAATTACTATTTAAAGATTCTTCAGTAAAGTTAGCTCCTACACCAGGAACTCCTTGTATTCCTTGAATACCTTGAGCTCCTTGAGCAGCAAGTAATGCCCAATTAGTAGGATCTAAATTAGGTGTAGTAGCAGAAGGTCCTACAGGATCTATACAAAACCAAGAGGAACCTCCATAACTTACTGCATCATCAAGAACATACACTCCTGCTGCAGACCAAGTTCCTCTCCATTCTAATCCAGCTGGTCCCACAGCTCCTGGAGTACCAGGTATACCTTGTGCACCAGTTTGACCTGTAGCACCTGTTGCACCAACAAGAAAAGTTGGAAAAAAGTTATAACTTTTTTGAGAATAATCTATTCCAAAAATTATTAAGTTATTTGGATAAAGAAAGTTAGTAGGTAAAAGACCTACTTCTCCAACAAATTTAGGTTCTCTCCATTCCCATCTAGTTTGTTCTAAAGCACAATAAGCAATCATACCTTTAAAGTAAGTATATGCCAAGTTACTGCTTGGACCTAGATAAGCTAGATCAGCTTGGCTTAATTTATACACTTTAGCATCTAAAGGTATTTGAGAAGGAATTCGTAATCCTACTGGAATATCATTTACTGAATTGCTCATGGCTTATTATTTTAAAGTTTCATTATTTTTAACCTTACTACATAAGGTTGCATATTATTGTGAGGAGTAGTAAGTCCTGTTACAGGATCTCCTCCTTTTGGACCAGTATTATTTGTTTGAACTCCATTAGGTCTATCATATCCAGTATAAGGAGATCCAGAATGATTACCAACACTACCAGGACCTAGTTCTGTATGAAAATGACTAGGCATTTCAGCTTCAATTAAAGTATGAGTTTCTGATCCTCCTGTAGCACCTAAAGTAGCATAGTTAGTTCCTGGACCTTGATTACCCCAAGGTAAAATAACTTTTCCTTTATCATTAGGAGTTCCATTAAATCCATTACATATTGCCCAACCTGCTCTTTCTCCTTGTCCTAAACCTACATTAGGACCTGATTGAAGAAAGTAAGTAACCATATAAGTTGGAGTACAATATACTTCTTTAATATCTCCTGTAAGCCAAATAGGAGTAGTAACAGGAGTTAAAGAAACAATATAAGGACTTACTGCAGTACCAGATCCAGTAACTGTAATACCTGTTCCTGCTTGAACTACAGTATTATAAAAAGTAGCATTAAACTGAACTTCATCTCCTACTTGATTAATACTAATAGCAGGGTTTAAAGATTTAAAAGTTCTAAACTCATGTAGTTGAGTAGTTAGATTAATTCCTTTATATCCAGGAGCTCCACTACCTACATTAGTACCTGGTTTAGGTTCAATATCTACTTCATTAGAAGTAAAAGTAACATTAAGACCTGTACTTGTAAATGTTTTAAATTCATGAATATTTCCAGGAACATTAAATCCTTTATACCAAGATGTTCCTGAACCTACATTACCAATAGTTAGATTTTGTATAATAATAAAGAAGTTAAAAGTTTTACCTGAATAAGTAACACCATTAACAACAAGAGGAGTAGGATAAGTAAAACCTACTGGAAGAAGTCCCACTTCTCCTACAGCACCTACTCTCCATTCATATCTTCTTCTTTCAAGAACACAATACACTATCATACCTTCATAGTAAGTAAAGGCTAAGTTATTAGATATACCTAAGTTCATTAAACTAGCTTCATCAGCTATATAAAGTTTAGCATCTAAGGGAACTTGTGCAGGGACTCTAAGTCCTACAGGTATGTCAGTTACTGAATTACTCATTATATTTTTTTAAATTTAAAGTAAATATTTCCAAAACCGTAAGGAATTTTAGATACAAATAAAGCTAAACTCATACTGCTTTCATAATGAACATCAAACTCATCAGTTACATCATTATTTAAACTGTCTGAGATTATAAAGTTTTGTACTTGTGTTGGCATAACAGCAAAACAAATTTTACCTACATCAACATAAGATACTATGTGTCCTGCCTCAAATGTTGAGAAAGGTAAACTAGGTTTAGCTGCAATATATGCTGGAGATAGCAAAGCTATTACTTGAGCAATACCATCTTGAGTATTGTCAAGTTGCCAGTAATATACATTACTCTCACTTTCAAATAAAGTGAATATCTGTGCAGGGTCTACTCCTAATTTTTTCATACACTTAGCTATTTTAGCAAATTTATATTTAGTTGTAACATATTCAGCTTCTGCTGGATCAGCAGCCATAAGAAAATCTTTGTAGTAAAAAGCTGCATAGTAGTAACTTAGTATTTTTAACATAGGTTCTTTTACAGAAGAAGAACCAAATACTTTTTGATAAGTAATACTACAAACTACTTCATCAGTAAAATCACAAAGAACAGCTTCAGCAATCATATTTACATACTCTTGATAAAGAGGAGTGTTAATAGAGTTAAATGCAAAAGACTTCATAAAAGCTCCTAGGTAATCTTGGCACTCATTACACTCTGAACACTCATCACATTTAGCACAACCACATAAAAGTTTTTCAGCATCAGTTATAAAAGACTTAAGTAAATTCTGAAAATACTTTATATCAACAGCAGCTTCATCATTTAGAGTAGAAAGTTCAATAGTATAGTTACCATCAGTAGCAAAATTTAAAGTTATGGTTTGTCCTGGATTTATAATACCTGTACTTATAGTAGTAGAAGCATCACAAGAGTTTTTAACCACACTATAAGTCATATCTAGACTTTCATTATTAGTAATAGTGTGAACATCTTTATAATCAATGTATGTGTAATTCAGGGCCATAATAGATAGGTTTATCAGGTTCAAATATACAAAATTAAAAAAACATCTCTACTTTAAATAGAGATGTTTTTATCTAATAGCTTTTCCTTAAATTAAGCAGGTTCAACAGGAGTGTTAGTAATAAAGGCATTTAACAAATCTGTAATAGACTCATCTAAATCACAATCATCACACTCATAAGCAAAAATTGTGCTTAAAGGATTACTGTATTCTAACCAACCTGACTCAGAAGTTTGATTATATTCCAAAATAATTTGGTCATAATTAGTGTTCTTGTCAGCTAAGTAAACGATATTACCATAAGGAGTACCTGTTACTTGAGACAATTTGTAAGGTCCTGAACCAGCCCAACCTGAAGCATGATACTCTTTTTGTTGAATGTTGATACCTGTACCTTGTGCATAAGTAGGATACTGATTAACAGTAGTTGCACCTGAACATCCAAAACCTTCAATTAAAGAAACAATTAAAACTGTTTCTAACAATTTGTAGTAGTGTAAGTTTACTTGGCAGAAAGACCCAATAGAAAGTGGTTGACTTACTAATTGGAAATCAGCAAATACTAAAGCAGCTGGTAAAGCTGTAGAGTTAAACACAATTAATTGTGCAACATCAGCAGGCAACATTACAGCTCCAGTAGCATAGTTTTGAGAAACTCCATGAGTAGCAACAGTCAAAGGTTGTCTTGCAACAAACTGAGCTAAAACTAAACCTGACTCATCAGCATTAATGTTTGCCACAAATAATTGTGACAACACATTAGCATCTAAAGTTCCACATCCTTCAGTACAATCATCACAGCAAGGAGTTGTAACCATGTAAGCTTTGCTAAATTGGTTATACCCTTGAATTCTGCTAATTTTTGAATTACGGAATTCAACTCTTACTCCATACTCAGTATCACACTCAGCTTTGAAGTTACCTACAGTTACCTTCATAGGTGCTCCTGTAGTACAAAGTTGTTGTGTAAAACCTGTTACACCTTGTCTTTGAATTACTTGACCTGCAGAAAATCTGTAGTCAGTAGTTCCAGCATCAGTAGTGTAAGCCAAAGCAAAGAAAATTTCTTTTGGCATTGGATTAGTGAATTGAGTAATAGCCAAATTAGTAGATGCATCAAATGCACCTAATTGACCAATGTTCAAATCATCAATTGAATCTCCTTCTGATAAAAGGTTACAGTCTGTGACTGGTAACACTCTAAAAACGTCATTGTTACGATTACTCATAATTTCTAGTTATTAAATTAAACAATCTGATTAAAACCTAATTTACCAAGTGTAACTGGTAAATCTGAAGTTTGCACTCCACTTGCTGCAAGCATTACTGCTATATCTACAATTTCCCTATGGGTGTGTGCAGGGAGGTCACACTGAACAGTACCTGTTAAGGTTACACCTGAAGGTAAGACATAACTTCCTGACCCAAAATCTTGAGCATTGTGGAAGTAAGGCCACTTGCGAATATAAGTCAATTTTGCTTCATCTATTGTAAAGGTCCCATCTGTATAGGATTGAATTCCTTGGTCTATGTAAACACCATTGACTTCTCTCCATTCAAAGTTACCATTATAAAATGTACTTTCTTCAAACAAGTCTCTGTGCTCTCTAATATATAGTACAGCTTCTTGAGACTTGCAATTTTTCTTAGACAACTTAACTCTGCATCTTACAAAGTATAAATAGTCTGAAGGTAAAGAGATTATGTTATTAGTTACTGGAAGCCAAGTCCCAGGTTTAACAATACTCTTAATATCATCAATGATTCTTTGGCTAGATTCAAAACCAAGATTATTTTGAGTTTTAGGATTTGACACTTTTTTTACAAATAGTTCAGCAGCCTCATTTAGTAACCAATCAATTTCAGGTACTAATAAGTTTCTGTTCTTTTGACTATCTATTTTATTAAACTTCGTTTTGAAGTCATAGTGCATTTCCCTAGTAACCATAACTCTTAGTTATTAATCTTAGACAATATCATTAATTTAATATCCTGATTTTCTTCTTTAGAAAGGTACTCAGCAACCTCTATTTCATCAATACCTAAAGGAGAATCCATGTGATAGATTCTTTGACCTTCTCTTCTTAATACTGATTTTTGAAGTGCTTCTAAAACAAGAGCATGTGCTGCTGTTTGTTTTTTATCCATATTCAAGAATCTTAAAAACTCTCCGGCATCTTTTTGAATTATCTTATCTAACTCTACAGCAACAAAATCTGCAGACTGATTCTTCATATTCTTACCACCTAATACAAGTATTAATTGTACTTTTCTATCTAAGCTTAGTTTAGAAGCTTCAATAATTGCAGTGTTCTTTTGTTCTACTTTACTTGCTAAAACTGATGCTTGTTCTGCTTCATCAAAGATTACATGAGTAGCTTCTGGCCACATACCTTGATCATACTCTGCCATTGAATTAGCAACAAACTTACTCGCTTTCATTACTCTCACTTTAATGAAATCTAAAGGGTTATCTACATTAAAGAACATTGTATTGTTCTCTAATTTAACAACTGCCATGTTAGAATCCCAAAATGGATGAGGTGTGTCTGAGTTATAATTATCTGTTAAATCATAACTTACATTCTTTTTAGTCAATAACTCTTTAACTTCTGCTGGACTTAATCCTGTAGCATACTTCATAGTAGTTGCATCAACTAATGCTTGAATCTTCTTTGGTCTTGTGAAAGACTCTTGACCTGTTTTATTGTGCCATCTCTTTGCCTCAATAGGTCTGACTTCAACTTTTACTGAACCCATAATTTTTTCTCTTTAAATTAATGAACTTATTTTTAGGAGATTACCTTACTCCTTTTACCACCAAAAGCTCCCTGTTACAGGAGCTTGTTAGTTTTATTTTCTAGGTCTAGGTCTAGAACTTGGTTTAGGTTTCATAGAACATGCCATGACTATAATGTTTTAAATTAGTTACGAGATAAAATTAATTCTCCACATTTAGTGATGTCATGGATATGGATACCACATGATTTTTCAACATGCATTTCATAGTAAGAACCAGAGTGTGCAGAAGAACCACCATTTTTAGGACCATAAGGACCATACATACCTTCAACATAAGTAAAGGCAAAACCATCTTTTTTACACATGATTTTGATGTTAGAGTTTTTAGCTTCTCCTGAGAAGTCTAAGAATGTAATTCTTTGTGACTCAATTGGGAAACCTGTAACTTCATCAATCTCAAAGTTAATCTCTCTATCATCATAAAGAGGATTGTGGATCAACTCAAGAGATGCACCATTTGCCATGTTGTATTTTACAAATTGGTAACCTGCTTCAAGTGCATTAGTGTGTATTGTGCTAGTCACTTTGTTAGTGTAAACCTCAATATTTTTAATGAAACCTGATTTGTTTTGCCAATCTTGGATAGCTCTGTGGAATTGTAACATTCCATACTCTCCTGTAAAACCTTTAACCTGTCTTCCTTGACCTGGTTTAACTCTTGAGTAGAATATATCTTGTAAGTACTCTTCAATTAACTTAGCAGTTAAGTGAGAATATCTGTGCTGATGTGAATCTTCTAATTGTTCTTGGATTCCAGGACCCATTCTTACTGGTCTACCATTAGCACCTAATACAGTATCAGCAGATCTTGAATACCAATATCCTCTTTCTACTTCTCTGTACCATTGTTGCCAATATTCAACTTCAGCATAACGCATCCATGAGTTGTGATAAGCACCTTTAGAATCCGGGATAGCTACAGCTAATACTTCAGTAGAAGCATAGTCAGTAATTCTGTATTCTTTACGATATTTAGACATTCTGTTACGGAAAGCAATTGGTAAACTGAATACAGTTGAACCTGATTGCTCAGCAGCTTCTTCATATTGAGAGAATAATTTACCCCATTGTTGTCCTGGATTCAAATATTTAACAGGCATAAATGCTTGTGGATCATCTGAATTCATTCTTACAGTGTAAACTGTACCATCACCATGTTTAACTCCTTGATTTTGGATTCTCACTTGGTATTTCTTGTTAGAAGTACCTGGCATGATAACATCTCCTGGTAAATACCAGTTTTCATCAAGTTTAATTTTAAAAGTTTTCTTAAATTTACCTGGAGTATTGTTACCAGATTCCATGTTTTCTACAACAACTAGAGGTCTAGTGTTTGCACCTTTCAATTCCCATTCCCATTCTGTGTTACCAATAGTTTCTTCTGTTTTGGAATTACCCATTAACAAAGAAGACATTGGGTTGTCAGAATAATAATTCTGAGCTGAGAAAAGTTTGTCCATTTCTCCTAAAATACGGTGTGGTTTAGCAATCAGAGCAGCACCTAAGTGAGACTGCTCAGTCATGTTGGCATTCCACTCCATCTCTTTTACGAGAAGCTTGCTTCCTAATGTAGCCATTTTGTTTTAATTTAAAGTTAGTAATAATTGATTAAAAAAATTAGTCTATCATATCCCAGATAGCCTTCTTATTGGGTTTTTGACCTCCCCCTGTATTTGAAACTCTTTGTGTTTTATCAACTCTTTGAACTTCATCTCTGATACCTCTTGCTGCTTGAGATTGTTTTTTTCTCTCAATAGCACTAAAATCAAAGTCTGACTTCAAAAGTTTGGCAAGTAAAACAATCTTGTCTTTATCTGCCATGACCTTAAATAGGTCTGCTTGCATTTCACTTACTACTCTGCCATCTTGTAATTCTACAGTTGGCTCTGAAATATAAGTTGGAAGTATTGTTTTATCTTGTTTAGAGATAGGTAATCCTCCCATTTCATCTAAGCTATTAATATGAGTAGTGATGTTAGTCTTATACTCTCTAGCTTGTTTTTTTCTGTATTCTAAAACTTCTTTTTGTCTTTGAACTTGACCTGCAGTTTCAGCTTCTTGTTCTGTTACAATTTTGTCAAAAGATTTTTTAGCTATACCTTCAAGTTTATCTTTTTCTTTTAGAAATTCAATCTGATCATCTATATACTCTTGGTCATAACCTTGATTTCTTAAATCCATAGTGACTGCAAGAACTTGTACATCTTCATTGCTGATATCACTGTTTTTATTAATACCTGAAGTAGCATGTTGAACCATCTTACCTAAAAGTTGTCCAACATCTCCTCCTTTAGAAGCAAACTTAATGAGTTGCTTTAGTTCATCAGGAAGATCTTTAATAGTTGCTTCAACTTCTGCTTCTACTGATTTTTCCCAACTATCTTCTAAAAGATTATCGGCATCATCATCAGAAAGCTCTTGACCTTCTTCTAATTCATAATCTACAAGACCTCTTTCTTTTAGAAAAGCTAATGTAGTTTTAGGACTTACTACTGAAGCAGGTTCTCCTTCTTTTGCAGGTTCTCCTTCATCATCTTCAGATGATACTTTAGATACTCCAGAGAACTCTTTGAATTGTTCATCAATAAGTTCTTGTTCTTCTTTTGCTTTAGTTTGTTCTTCAGCTTTTTTAGCAGGGTCTACTACATCATCTTTTTCTACTGTAGTAACAACATCTTCTACTAAATTAGTTTCTCCGAAGAAATCATGTTGCTGTGAAGTATCTTCCCAGCCTGCAAATTGATCAATGGTTTTCTCTATTCCACTCATAATTGTGACAAATTTAAGTTTAATTATTTAATAAATTACATTTTAAAAATGAACTCTTCTCATTTAAAATGTAATAGCTTTTATTTAGAAGTAGCTCCTTTTTGAGCTATCTCTTTTGCTTTAAGTTTATTCTTTTCTTTAGCATCTGCTATTTGAAAGTCTAAAGCTCTGTTCTCTTTTTGTAGAGTTGCTCTTTTAATTTCAGCATCTACTCCATGTTTTGCTACTTCAAGTACATCAGGAATTCCATCACTGTCTTGATCTTTATTAGGATCAAATCCCATAGAAAGCATAGCTTGTTTTTGAATCTGAGTTTTTCTGTTTTCTTCTTCTTTTAGAATAATCATATCAGCTTCATGAGCCCACTGTTGTTTTTCATGTTCTTGTTGTCTAGCAGCAAGATCAGCTTGAGCTTTTTCTTGAGCTTGTTGTTGAGCTTGTAATCTAGATTCTCTAAGTTCTTCAGATACAAGTAAAGCTTCTTCAGCTTCTTGTATAGAATCTTGTTTAATAACTTTAAGAACATCAGACAATTCAATTTTTTGATTCTGCATTGCAGCATGTGCAAGTTGTTGTATAGTCTGTTTAATCTCTTCTGACATAGAAGAGTCTTCCATAAACAAACCTAATGTACTTTCATCAAGTAAGTTAATATCCATTTGCAACATCTCTGAAGACATATCATCAAGAACATAAGTGATAGATTTTTTATCAGAAGTAGCATAAGCTACTTTAGCAATATCAAGAAGTCCTTGAAGTACATTTCTTTTAATACAGTTATGTAAGTCAAAGTATGGCTCCAGCATGTGTGAAGTCTGTACAAGGTTTTGTTGGTTATTTGTAACTCTTTCAGATACAGAAGTTTGTCCTAATACAGGATCTGTAATACCAACTGCCTTACCACATTTTTGTTCTAAGTAATCTGCAAGTTGAATATACTTCTGAATATCAGAAGCTAATGAAAGATCTAGAGTTTTAGCAATAGTATTAACATCACTTTGGTTCATCCCTTCTTCATCAGGATTGTACCACATAAAAGGAGTACTCTCAAAGAAATACTGCCATTTTTTAAGATCTATTCCAGAGTCAGTAGGAATAGCATTGATGTTCATTAATATTTTTTTACCTTTATCTGAAGCTAGGAGTAATTCTAATCTGTACATTACTATGTTATAATAGTATTGGTAAACTTTCATTCTATCCATTACAGATGTAGGTTGAGAGTTTACATTATCATATATAGCACCATAATAAGGTAAGTGACACTTATAGATATTATCAGGATCTTTAAATTGTCCTGGTACAGGTCTTAGTTCTTTGTAAATTTGCATACCTATTTTATATCCTTCATAAACTTCAGGTATCCACTCCCAGGTAATTTTAATATCTCCCATGTCTCTATTAAGTTTATGGTTTTCATCAACCATAAACTTAGTTTGAAGAACCCCATCTTCATCTATATAATCTAACCAACCTATTTTTCTAAGGCCTTTAAATACACAGTGAAGAACTCTAACAGCATTTTTATCTTCATAAGTAAGATACTCATCAAAATTAAAAAGATTATCATGGACTCTTTGAGTAATGTGGTGATTATAGTTTCTCCAAAGAGTGTCTATTTCTTTATCATCTAAATCAAAAGTTTGTACAATTTGTGAAGGATGCATTCTGTATTCTGCTGCTGCCCACTCTCCTTGTTCAATATAATCAAGGTCAGAAGCTTTATCACAAGAAAATCTAACAGGATTTACAACTTTCATTGCAGGTTCTCCATTGATTATTCCTAACCAATATACTTCATAAGCAGAAATAAGTCCATGTTTCCAACCATTATTAAACTTTTTTCTTGCATCTAATTTTTTGATGAGGTAATTTAATAGTTGTTGACCTTGAACTTCAGAAGGATCTCTATGATCTCTTTTCATATAAGCTCTGACTTTATCTGGAGTCATTTGCTCTATTTCTGCTTGCATTTTAGCTTGCATCTCTTGCATCTCTTGCTCAGTAAGTTCTCTACCTTTCATCTGAGCTTGATATTCTGCTTCTTTTTGTTGTTGTATAGGAGCCATTATAGAATTAACTACAAAGTCTGTAATTCTCTTAGTTTCCTCTTCTATTTTTCTATTTGAAGCTTCTTTATTAGTAGCCATTACCCTGTACCCAAAAGGTCTTTTCATTTCCATACCAATAAGAGCTTTTATTCTATAAGAACAAATATCTCTATTTACCATTTGAGCTGGCATCTCTCCTTGATCAGCTCCATAAGGAGTTGCTACATAAGCAAAATCAGATAAGTCAACAATGTTATTAAATAAGTCATAGTTAACCCTCATTCTTTTATACTCATTAACTCCTCCATATCCTATAGATAAGAAGTTAGCTTTAGTATCATACATGTCAATTTTTTCTCTATACCATAGAAAATTATTGTCTTCCTTTTCTTTTCTACTAAGTCTTTCAGTAGAATAGGATTTGGGTTGGGTAACAGGTTGATTCATTTTTCTTAAAGATAAGTATTTACAAAAGTACTAATTAATTTAATCTTCGTGTCAAGTTCTTAGTATTATTTTTAACATACATAGTGTCCATCATGGCTAATAGCTGTTTTGCTTTAGTGTTTCCTTTTGATTTAGATTCATATTCTTTTCCATGTAAATCTTCTTGGTCTTGAAACATAACTTGCATAAGTGCCATGACCCTATCAAAGTTTCCTTTTCTATTATACCCTATTAATTCTTCTAAGAGTCCAATAGAATATATTTGATCTAATCCTCTAATTGGAAAACCTTCTTCATCAAAATCAAGTGTTTCTAATAACCAAGATTTAATATACTTTTCACCTGCATCTTTAAGTTGGTCTATCATGTGGCATCCATAAAGTCTATTAACTTTAGAGTTCTTCACATTTTTCTTTATAACTTCATCAGGTTGATAAGCTAGATAGTGTAATTGTTTCCTTCTTCTGAAATAATCCTTGACATGGGTTACCTCATTTTCATGCATAATAGTTGTGTTGTAAAGTTCAGCAAATAATCTACAAATGTAGTTTACATCATCTGCTTCTCCAGGTCTACCAACATATTCTGCTACAATTATTCTTTTAGTTCTATCCCCAATAATCACTGACTTGTAAACATAAACAGCAGCAAGAGATGTCCCTTGTGCTTGTCTATATGGGTCATACCCAATTTTAAAAGCACCTCTTTGAGGAACTTCAGGTGGATACTCATAGATAACAGGACATCCTTCTAGTGAGGTGTTGTCTGGTTTTTGTCTGTAGATTACATTAGCAGTACCATCTAAGATAGGTTCTGCTTTTACTTTCTTAGACTCATAATCATAAAATAGTTTAACAGGAGTACCCATTATCATGTGTAAATTCTTTGCTTTAACTATTTCAAGTTGTCTCTTTAATTCAAGTATAGGAAAGTTATTTGTGGAAACCATACCAAAGGCTTCAAATGGGCCCAATGGTTTTTCTTGCATTCTCTTTTGAATATCAGCAGAAGTTGCACCATTATCAAGTAATACTTTTCTTTGAGCAAGTTCTAAAGACTTGGCTCCTTCTCTATCAGAGTTACCTTGTTCATCATAATAACCTTCCATATTCCAAGTAATAGGATGGAAGAAACCACACTTCATATCCTCAGAATCTTCATCCCAAATATTTTGAAAAGGTAACATACCAAACCTCAATGGGTTAGAATGCATTTCAGAATAATCTGCAGTACCACCTTCCATATCTCCTGATGTACCAAAGACAGTAATCATGCCTGTTTTAATTGCTCCTCCCATTACACAGTCTTGAGAAGCTGCATAAGAATCTTTAAGTAATCCAGGTGTACCAAAAGCTCCAGACTCTTCAAAGATTAAGTCTCTAGCATCTTTACCCCTTGCAGCATCTGCATTATCTTTAAAAGTAAGAGCCATTATTTCAGACAAGAAACCTACTTCAATCTTAACCCCATTTCTATACTCAATAGTTGAAGCTTTAACGTGATCCATTTTATCTACAACATCCTTAGGATAAACCCAAGCTGTATTAGCATTAATAAAGTTGAGGTAGTTGGATGCCATTGTAAAGATACCTTTAGGATAAAGGAATTTCTTTTCATAAGCAGCAAAGATAGTAAGTGCTTTAGGATAGCATAGATAATTCTTAACTGCAATAGCTGCATTCTTATAGGAGTAACCCTTTCTTCTAGACTTACCTACAATAAGGTTATATCCTCCATTTAGATAATCTACTTCAATTTTAACTTCAAGTTGAAGTCCTTTGAACAATTCTTCTAAAGCTTTCTTCTGTGCTTCAGCTTCAGGTAATGATTTAGCATGTACTTTGCAAGTTTCTTCAAACTCTGTTTGAACTCCTAGTCCATCTACTACACCATTAAAGGCAATTTCTCTTGCCCAAAAGTAATTATAATCTCCATCCCAGAAATCTGGAAAGTCTGTAACTTTAGCTGATTTCTTTGCATTCATATCCTCTACTTTAAGGATAGGACAGAAGTTTAAATAAAAATAATGGTCCCCAGTAATCTTTACACCACCTGAAGAGTAACCATTAATAATTCTATTTCTTTGTTCTTGCCAATAGGAAAACCAATCAGGAGAACCCCAAGGATCTAGACAGTAGGTATTATACCTTTGAAACTTCCTAGCTTCTTCTCTAAATACTTCTGTGTTTATCCAAATACCATCAGGGTTTCTAATTGCTCCTAATTGACTCATATACTAAATAACTTAATTGTTTTAGGTAAAGAAAATAATCTTTTAGCTTTTCCTATTTGAGTAAATAACCCTTTTCTTTTTATAAACATAAAGTGGTAGTTACCTTCAATAGACCAAATTTCTATAGTGTAGTGTGTCTTAATTTTAAATAAAGGGCACACAGGTTGTGTAAATAAAGAAGAAGTTATTTCACACTCTTGCTCTTCTTTACAATTAGTGGTTCCATTTACCCATTTCCAAGATTTCCAACTAGTATAAATTTGTTTATGAGAATTCATTATGTAGTAATGTTTTTGATTCTATACAATGTATGAGCAATAAGTTCTTGCATTGTATCAATCTGGTTTTGAATAAATGACTCTTTAATAGAAACTCTTTCTACTGAAATAGTATTGTAAAGTTCCTTAAAGTAAATTAAAGGATTAGTGATAACTTCTGACTCTTCTACTTCTTCAAGTACAAAACTGTCATCAATACCCATTGAAGTCTCAACATAAGTATCAACTAAATCTAAGACTGAATCATAAAAGATATTCATAGCATTATGAGTAGCAAAGGTTTTATCCTTTTGTCTCAAATGAGTTAAGTGAGCATCAGTTCTTGCTTTAAGTAATAAAGCAGGAATAGTCCCTCTTGTACCTTTTGCTTCAGCAGAAACAGTCTCTTCTGTGTAATCATCATCATCTAACATAGATGCTAAGTTCTTTGCCATATTTTCTAAAGGTTAAATTAGTCTAATAAGTTTGTAAAAAATCCTTTCTCAGTAAGATCTTCAGGATTTTTCTTTGCTCTTTCATGAGCTTTGTTGATTTCATCTTGGGTGAAAAGAATACATCTTTCATTAGACCCATCTTCATCTTCTACTTGCACTGCAATATAAGATAAAGCTGAACCAAACTTTCTGTCTGTATTATCAACCTCAATTAATCTGCCTTTTACTACTCTTGCCATAATTTTAAATTTTAAGTTGTTAAATAATAAAGTGTAAAGATAGTTATTTATTTTAAACTACTGGGGTCTGCAAATGGGCTAACTATCTTTTGCCCTTTCTTCTTGATTTCTTCAAATACCTCATTATCAACTTTTTCTCTAAGAGTGTTAAGGTTTTCAAGTACTCTAGAGGTATCATTTAAAGCTGAGGTTATATCTTTAGGTTTAAAAATTGGTGCTCCTGTTCTAAGATTTACATCAGACATACTAAAGTTAATAAAGAACTGTTGCATCTTTTCAGCTGCAGATTTAGCAGCCATATAGTAATTGTAAGTCACTGAAGCTTCTGCTTGAAACTCTTTTAACTTAGCAATACCTTGAACAAGTAAAGGATCTTCTTGGTCCCAATCTTCTCTTGTAATTATATCTTTAATAATCTTCTCAGATCTTTGATGTTCAGCATATCCTGAATAAGGATTAGATTTTTGTATTGAAGCCATAAACTCTATATAAGAAAAATCTTCAATAGCATACCTTTTATCTTTAGTAGTGTCTCTTTCCCATATTTCTTTAAAAGGAGGGATAAGTAACACTTGTGTTGTAGGAGAAACTACTTTGCTTTCTACTGTGAATAATAAACTCATAATAAGTTGTATTTTTTAGCATCTACTTCATTAATACTCTTTGAAATAATTATACCATGACTATGGAACTCTGGTAATCCTATCACATTAACTCCTATTTGAAAATCAATATAAAGAGTGGTAATATACATTCTAAATTTTTTTGACATCTTCTTGTTTTTTAAATTTTAAATAAACTTTGTAAATTTCTCCTGCAAACCAACCTAAAAGATAAGCTTGAGGTTCATCATTATTAACATCAGGTTTTATTCCTTTTTTTAGAAATAAAAGACTAGTTAAATGAACTCCTTCATGAGCTATAGTCTCTATTAAATCTGCTTCATTTTTAATATTTTTCATGTCAAAAATTACTAATAAATGGTTTCCTCTGCTCTCTGTTGTAGCACAGAAATTACTTTCATCATTAATTACTTCAGAAAATCTTTTATTTAAAGCAACTTTATCCTTAATAACATCTGCAGAAAAAGCCACATGTAACCTACTATAATAAATGGGAACAACAAAACTTGTAGCTATCATACTTTAAAGATTGCAGTTGATCTGTTTAACCATCCTTTTAAGAACTTACCTAAACTCTTAGTAGTTTTAACTAAAATATTATAAGCTGTGTTTCTTGCGTTGTATAAACATTCTTCTGTCACATATTGCATTTTTTCCCTAGTTGCAGGACCAATAATTCCATCAGCAGGAACTCCTGCACATTTCTGCATTATCTTTATAGCTCTAATATTTCCCATATTATAAGCAGTATCAAAATACATAAGCCTAGATTCAAGAGGAAGTATGAAAGCATTAATAGCTCTGTAGTACTTAGTGTAAGCAATAGCCGCAGCTTCTTCATAAGTTGTGTCTTTAAAATCATCAAAGTTTTTAAACATCTCTTTGTTGTGGTTGTATGCAATACCCCATAAAGTCCAACCTCCTGAGTCTCCTGCTACATTGTGCAGACTACCCCCTGCTTTAGGATTTTTTACTCCTTCCCAAATTAATGTTCTATTGAATACATGTTCTTTAAAGTATTCAAATTCTTTTTCTACTGTTGGAGTAGCTTTGGCTAGTCTTAGGTAGTCTCTTATGGTAAGTTTGTTTGCCATTATCTAGTTCTTATTGCTTGTATTGTTAATACTTCAGTTAAACCATTTACATAAAGAATATCAATTCTTTTATTAATAGTTTGCATACCTTTTACTTGCATAGGTATAGTTCTATTACTATATGTGATGGTTAGTAACCCTTTTTCCTTGTCATATTGAGATGTAGTACATCCACAATAAGGTTTAATACTTTCTATAGTAGGCATATCAGGTAAAGCTATAAAAGTTACTTTTTTAGGAGTGCCAGATTTAATTATTCCTAAATTAATTGTAGAGTTTTTCCAGTGACTCATTACTTAGTAATTTTATGTGATATTCTTAGTTCAAATTCTCTTGGTTTAGAAGGATTCCAATATCTAAATTCAATATTGTACTCTCTTTTGTAAATGGCCCAATCTGTATCATCCATCATAATAGGATAACATCTTGCATCACAAGTTTTGTTTGCCATTTGTAATGCAGGAGTAGCACACCCACAAATAACACACTCTCCATCAGTGTAACAATCCTTATTCATAACAAATAACCTGTAGTTAATTTGTTCAAATATGTGCAATGGCAATAACCAATTCCATCTCTTACTATAGAAAAGTTTTTCTCTTATATGCCCTTGGATAAAGGCACAAACATTTTTAAAAGTTACTTTTGCTTTCATTATCAACTTTGTTTAAGAATTTCTCTAACTGTTCCTTCTTTTTAAAGTAAACACCTGGAGAAACTCTGTGGTTTTTAAATAAATTTTCAAGATTCTTTAGTATTCCTTTTACCCTTTTAGGATAGGCAATAAAGGTACCAAAAAATTTTAATCTAATAGTAGGTAAATCTCCTGATTCAATTCCTTTCCTAACTTCTATAAAAGGAGCAGAACAAATCTCATTACACTGATGTTGTGTAAGATTTGGATACTGTTCTCTTATAGACTCAAAGTACTCTTGAATTAACTCAGAATGATTTAATCTCATTGTTCTTGTACTATTTTAAACTGGTAATTTTGTTGTTTTTCTTCCGGCAACAGTATAGTAGCTATCTGTATAATACCTGTCAGGTCTTCTTTAATTGCACCTTTACTCCTAAGAGAAGTAAGGTGATTAGATAGGCCTCCATCTGACATGGTCAACATTTTTTTTACTTCTTTTCTGAATGTTGTACCAAATCTATCTTTTTCTGCAAGGTCACCCTTAAATGACATGAATGTACCAAGAACTTCTCTCTCTTTTGGTGTCAATTCTATTGGTAAAAAAGGGTTGATAATGCTCAAATGATAGATGTAATATTGGGCATCTTTTAACCCAACAATTCCCTTTTGAATTATCTTCATATAATGGTTTTTAAATTACAGTATAACTGGAGGAACTCCTCCAGAACAAGTCTCTTGTAATATAAGAGTTCCTACACTAGTTGTAATAGTGTTTATTTCTGCACAATAATATGTTTGAATTGTTCCTGCTGAACCTGCTATCCCTGTAGAAACTCCATCACAATCAATAAAATTAACAACAACTGGATCTAAAGGAGGAACACCGGTTAAATCTAGGAAATACTGAGTACACATTTTAAAAGTAAGATCACAATTAATTCCTGCAGTAATAACTCCACCTGAAATAGTAATATCAGGGTTACCTGCACATATTTCATAGTTAGGTCCCCAATCATTTACAGTTTTAGTAAGTGTTTGAGGGTTATTAAAGCAGTCTGTATAGCTAATTGTCATAACATCAACACTAGGATCATCAACTACTACACCACTTAGGTCCCAATTGTACTCAATACAACCTTGTCCACCCGGAACCTCTCTAACAATTCCTCCTATAAACATAACATCTTCTCCTAAAGCAATAGGAGAATTTGTAATTGGATCATACATTTGCATAACATAATCTCCTTCATCAGGATACTTTATCTCAGCTTCTTTTCTCCATACTTCTCTAAGACTTTCCCAAGTTTTTTCATCATAATTCTCAATATCAATGGTAGGATCTCCAGGATTTGCTATTCTAGCTAAAAAGATATTTCCAATGTACTTTGACTCTTCTCTAAATACATAGCCTAATCTTAAACTTGCTCCACTTACTGTGGTAGCTGTTGAGAATGGGATATCTTCTGCAATAAAAGTTGGTGTAACTCTATCTGACATAACTGTATTATTTAAGTGGTTTTAACCTTATTATCTCATTAGTCTGATCATTATCAATGACATCATCTTTAGTCAAGACTCCTAGCATAAAATACTTATACACATAAGCATGCAGATTATGTACTGCTTTAGCATCTGATGTATCTGTGAATCTTACTGGAATCAAATAATACTTACCTTCATATCTCTTTCTAACTAGAGTACTAAATGTAACTTGTTCTCCTATATCTTGTCTTCTAACTATAGGGTACAAAGGATACATGTCCTTTAAATTTTCAGGTGTTTGAAGTCTTAATTCTTCCTTTCTTTTAGAGATTGCTTTGGACATAGTTCAGATTAATATTTAGCAAAGTTAATAATAATATTTAATACTTCCTGCAAATTATTGTTAAAAATTTTTTTAAAATTTTGGTATGTGTGGACTACCCTACATCAAAACCCCCACTGATTTTTAGGATTACAAGTCCCCTCCGGCATAAAATAGAAATGATTATTTTTCTGGGGATAAATATATATAGAAAAGAGTTTCTATGTTATCTTGTAGTGTGTCTGTTGTTCTTGGAACTGTAGCAATCTCACTTGAGTGTAGAGGATTGACTACAGTTCAGAGCTTAGACTTTGACTGTGTGTCTTGTCTCTCTCTATGTATATAAAGTATATCTTATCTACTATCTATAATATCCTTTCAAAACCCTTACTTATTAATAGTATTAACTTATGTCTGATTACAAGGACTATAAAAACGTGTTCACCTATATTATGTCAACTAAAACTTCAATGACAGGTATTGTTAGATCAACTGGTTCTAAAGTGTTAGCTAAAGCTAATGGAGCATCTTATGTGCTAATGAGTGTGGAAATCACTTCTGGTAAAGGTACTGGATTAACTGTTCTTGCTACTAGAACTACAATTACTAAAGAAGCTGTTGTAAAATCAGTGCCTGAAGTAGATTCTGTAGTTACATTGTATCACAGTGTGGTTCCTTCTACTAAAGAAGGTGAAAAGAATCAGCATTTCTTTGAGATTAGCACTGGAGCAGATACTGCAAGTAATGCTGACCTTGATGACGCATTTGGTTTGTAGAAATAGGGGGATGGAAACATCCCCTTTATTTTATTGCTTTGAATCTCATCTTAAAACCCTCACTTATTGTAGGGATAAATACTCAACTTATGTTGTTTTTTTTTCCTTTGGTGTCTTATATGTTATTATATTGTTTATTTCATCTGTTTAGAGGGAAAATAATGGTAACATTTTGTTGTAACTTGCTGATAATGTGTAAATAAAGATGTGGGTCAAACCCCATACACCTCTTTTAACCACATTTTCACACTTATAACAATCATAGTCATATAATTTTAATAGCTTATTTTAAATCTCTATGTCAATCCTATAGCAATACAATACAACCTGAAACAAAGTTGTTGGCAGTTGAATGATACTGTATAATTGCAGAGGTCAAATAGAGATTTATTATAATGCTAATACCCAAAATATTAATTCAGTTCATAGTATGCATACTTGGAACAAATCAGCCTATTCTAAATCCAGATGGTAGGGGTCACTGAGAATGCATAATCATCTGGATTTTTTTCTTGTAATCTTTAATCCAACATATTTTGAAAACAAACTATTTACCTTTACTCTTAGCATTATTATGCTTATCTATCTGTATTAATATCTATCAATCTGTTCCAGAATCAGTAGATAATAACTTTGATAACCCTACTTTTATTTGGAATGATGATTTAGAAGGTCTTCCAAAAGACAATTCTTTAATCCTATTAGAGCATACATCTAATGATACTATTTATATAGGTTCTGCAGATAATTATGTATCTCCTGAATACCAATTCACAGTTACTGATGATTCAATATCAGTATCAGATTTTGGTAGAGAAGTAGGAACAGTTAAAATTGAAGGCCAATTAAAAAACCTAATTGACCAAGACAATTTATAATACCTTAAAATAGGCCCTTTAATTAGGGCCTCTTTTAATAGCCAATTTGTATAACCAATCATTTAATCCAACATGAAAAGATTATCATTACAACAAATAGCTAATATCTTAAAGGTAACAGCTATTCTTATTACAGCTTATATTATTTATTCAGTAACATTTCCAGGATAATTATGAGCAGACACCACACAACAGGTACAAATCCTGATACTAGTAACACCGTAGATATATTCTATGGTTATGATCAAGTACCAGGATTTGTTGGTGGTTATTTCTTTCAAGTTTATTCAAGAGAAGAAATACCAAATGACCCTTCAGGAGAAGGCATCATTGTAAATGAAGGTTTCCTTAATGGAATATCTAAGAAAGCACTCAATGACCTTGCTAAACATTGGCAATGTAGACTTAAAACAAACATTTAATCCAACAAAAATGAAAAAATCAGAAGAAGCTAAGCAAACTATATGGGAAACATGGTTTGTTGCATCAGTTATTATTTTTCTTGCCTACCTATTTGTAGGTACATTAGAAAATAGTATGAAAGACTTTCCTAATTGGTTACCATTTATGCTTATAGCATGCAGTAACCTTATAATCTGTATTTATTATGGACTTAAACCTAGAGACTAAGTTCATAAAAGGCACTAATGAACAATACTCCATCAGAAATGATGGAGTTGTTATTAGACATTTCTCTTATGTGACTAATCAGTTTATGAAAAAGATAGTCTACAGAGATGTAATAATTAAGAAAAAACTTGTTGACAGGAAAATAAATCCTGAAAACAAGTTACCTTATGTTAGAGTATTATTATATCCTATAGAAGGCAAAAAAAGAGAGTGTATTATTAAAGTTCTTGTAATAAAGTATTTTACTGACATAGTAATTAATACTAATACAAGAATAACTCATAAAGATAACAATGTATTTAATTGTAGCCTAGATAACCTATCAGTAGAAAGAAAACTATCTAATTATTTGAATGTAAATAGACCTTTAACAAGGGTTGAAATTGCTACCAAAAATAAAAGAGATTTAACTAAAGCTTATGTAGGCAATCAAATAGGAATACATGCAAAAAACATACCTGAAGAAGTATATGAAGAATATAAGGCTCTTCTTAAAATAAAAAGATTATTAGCACAAAAACTGAATATAAACATTAAATCTTTACAATAAAATGGCACAAAAAAGAAACTACAAATCATTAACTGATGATTTATTTACTCTGTATGATAATATAGAGGAAGGCAAAATAGACCTTAATAAGGCTAAGACAATGGTTAAAACTGCATCAACCATTAACTCTATTCAAAGAGCTAAATTGATAGCAACTCAAACTACTTCACAAGAAAAAAGGGTAGAATTTTATGAAGATTAACAAATTAACTATCAATTAGTTAAGTTATCTTACTTAAATCATTTATACCTTAAAGAAAAAAAGAACCAAAAAAAGAAAACTATACAGTTAGGCTAGTGGGACAAGAACTTGTCTCATTAGTCTTCCTATTGCACTGTAGTGCACATAGAAAACTATGTTAGGCAAAGTTAGTTGATTTATTTTTAATAGTCAATAGATTTTGCCTTTTTAATAATAAACTTATTAATAATTTAATTAACAAATATCCCAATGTGCACATATATTAAAAACAGTATTAAACCTTGTGAAACATGCCCTAGATTAATAACAGCATTACACATGTGTAAATTATTGCAAGAAACAATTAAATCCAAGTAATATGAATAAATATTTAGTATGTTATTGGGTTGAAAAAAATGAAGAGCCCAAAGAATTTGAAGACATTGTAGAAGCAGAAAGCATTACAGAAGCTCTCAAGAATTTTATACAAACTCATAGTAATGAAAATATTACTAGTATAACTATAATTCATGACTTTATACCTAGATTTGAAAAATATTCTGAAGTATTTGAATATAAAGAATCTACAATAAATAGTCCTAAAACTTAGGATAAGAAAGTAATTTAAACAACTTAAAAACATGAGTGAACAAAAAGCTAAAGATTGGTTTTATAGTTTAAACCCAGATGAAAGAAATAGGCTTTCTTTAAAATACAGAAACACCTATGGTTATGGAACTTTTAAAGATTATGTATTTTTAGAAATTTATAATCAAGAACAATTTAAAAACAAATAAAATCATGACTTGGAAAAAAGAAACTACGTTACAATTTATAGCAAGTTGTATTTGGAATACAAGCGAAAACTTACACATTCCACTTGGCAGATTTGCTCCAATAGTATTTGGATGGATGATTGGGGCTAAACATAAAAAACTTAAAAACAAATAACATTATGAGTGCAACAAAAGAAAAATTACACGATGTAATTGAAAAAGGAATGAAACAAACAGCAGTAGAATGGTTATACAAAAACTTATTAGAAAATCCAATATCAAATCAAGATATAGAGTATAATGAAGCAGTATTTCATAATGCCAAAGAAATGGAAAAGCAACAGATAATTGATTGTGGTAATACGTGTGCTTTAATGCAATATATACATGTAGACAAAGTTAGTCAAATGTCTATTAAAGAAGTAGAAAAACTTGCAGAAGAAGATAATATAACTTTTGGAGAAGAATATTACAACGAAACATTTAAAAACAAATAAGATTATGAAACAAAATGAAACTCTTGAAGAAGTTGCTGAAAAGTATATTGAAGAAAACATAGCACCATATTCTGAAAATAAATGGATGTATAAAAAATGTTTTATTGATGGTTATTGGTTAGCACAACAAGAAACAAGTTATAGTGAGGAAGAAGTTGAAGAGTTAATATACAACGTATGTGGTACAGTAGCAAGACTACAAGGAATTGTGTTGAATGGTAATCATTTAGATACTGCTTATAAACAATATAAAAAGAAATAAGATGACACAAGAAACACTTGAAGAAGCACTAAACAATTACATAGCTAAAAAACATACACAAGAAGAATGTGTTGGGTTTATTGATGGCTTTCAATTAGCAAAAGAAAAAACCATTGAAGAAGTATTTGAATGGCTAACAACCAACAATTATTTAACAGATTTAAAAGAA